TCCGACACTAACATCTGAGAACACGAAGAAGTTATTACAATCACAAATAACAAAACAATCTTGGTTATCATAATCCTTACCTCAGTCAAATGCGCTAGGTGTTTTGACTCTCACCCACGGGCCTCGTCTGAATATCCTCGCAGGGATTGCCAATTCTCTTCCAATTGGATGTGTTTTCCAATATTTTTTATCTATACCTATAATTCTCGTTAAGAAAGTGTTGTTCTTATTATCGGTACCATACAATTCAACTTCGACATCTACTTTCTGTCCGTCGATTTTCAATCCACCAATCCCCCTGAAAATACCTTTCTTTATCTCGTTTAATGTATGTTCTTTAAATGTTTTCATTATGTTCCGTCCTTAGTGGGCATAGAACTCTTAAAGTCCCATTTGTAAAAACTAACGTCTCCGCCAACAGTAAATCCGTTTGCTTCTTCGCCTTCTTTTTCGTTCTCGCCGTCCATATCACCCTTTTCGGAATCGACTTCTAACATCATGTACTCACCTTTTTCTGCCTCTCCTTTGACACCTTCTAATGATTTGTGAGTTTCTTTTGAATAGGGTAGTTGATAATTGGTCGGAACATTATCCATATTCGCCACCCACAAATAAATCCATTTGGGTTCATCTACGTAATGAGAAAGATACAACCCCTTTTCAGGAATACCTTCTCTCGGTTGCCCCAAAAGTGAAGTATATGTTTCGTGGAGAGAAACAGTAAAAAAGAGAAATAATGGAATGAACCAAATCAAGAACTTCGGACTCTTCCTTCTGTCTATTAAAATCCACAGACACACCACTGCAAAAATAATCAAACCCAAAAATAAAAGAACTATCACGGACTTCCTCCCTCTTCTCTACTGTTTCCATAGAAATTACCCATAGAACCAAGAGGTGAGACAAACTTTTTCTCTTCGAATGTCACAGGAGAAAGGAATCTACCATCTTGGTCTATTGAAAATCGAACAAATGTTTCCTCTTGACCCTTTTTGAAAAACTTCTTCTCACCTTCCCAAATCAACCGATATGGGTTGACCTTATGAACTTCTATTCTAACCATGAGAGATTTCTTTGGTGTGAATTTTTTCTTTTGAAGAAAGTTTTGTTGCCCATTGTTTGGTATAATCATCGTAGAAGAAATACCTTTCGAATAATAATGTGCATTCACTATATACTCACCTTTGGTTATTCCTCGGATAGTTACCACTTCTCTATTGAGAGCAACCGATGATGTGACACCACCGACAACAGTTTGGTCGTTTCTGTTACCCAAATCATCTTTATCGAGGTGCATGAAATTGCCCACAGTGTTCCTGAAAGAAACCTGCATCCCCAACGGGTCTTCCACATAAAGGTCAATGTCGTCAGGTGCATCGTGGTTCCATTCCATGATGATGATGAACTCCGCTTTTCGTTCAAAATCTTCTTTCTTGGCTTCGGGTTTGATTAGAAGAAACGATATCATAAACAAAAAGGCAAATCCCACTAAAATGTTGAATAACATGTCGGTGAACCCGACCGATGATTTGTATTTTGAATTACTGTCCATTAATTGCCCGATTCAAAATTTATTAATTGGACTTTTAGTATCAAAGAACAGATTAGACCTACGAGAGTAGTCCAAAGCGCAGTGCTCATCCCAATCGCCATGTCGGAAAGAGCTTGTTGAAGTGTTAATGAGTTGGTAACATCAATATTAGCAAAAGCTGTACCTAACATTAAAAGAAACCCTGTAACAGTACCGATCATTCCAAGTACAAGACACGCTTCGGCAATAAACCATCCAACTTCTATGGAATATGAAAAATCTCTTTTAATGTTGAATTGATATGTTTTAACACCTATCCACAACGAAGTAACTAATGTTATTGCTAAGATGAAAAAACTGAGATGAGTAACATCGGAATTATATAATTGTATATGTATACCGAAATATACACTAATACTTGTACCGACAACCATTAATGAAAAAATTAACCACCAACGAAGAAGTGTTACCATAAATGTCCTTACTGAATAATGTTATGTATGTGTTTATATTTATATAAAATACAAACTATATAATCTTTGAAAAATTCTTTTCCTTAGAGAATTTTATAACATTATCAAACTTATCATAAAGAACATCACCTTTATGACTGATAATAAACACGTTTTGCTTTCCTGTCAACTTATTTAATATTTTTAAAAATTCTTCTGTACCGTCAACATCTAATGAACTATCAAACACTTCATCCAAAATCAGAAGATTGGTGTTTACACTATTTTTCATCTTTGCAATTGTTCGCCAAGTGAAAAGAAGTGCTAAATCAATTCTCATCTTCTCGCCTTCACTAAACGAATCATAAGTAAATTCATCTCTGTGACGTGATTTAATTATTTCTTCAAATTTTTCATCTAAATTAAATGACACGAAAAAATCCATTGAAGCTAGGTATTTATTTATCAACTTATTCATTATAGGAAGATATTGCTTAATAATACGAGTTTTTATTCCTCCATCTTTTAATAATATAAAAGCGGTTTCATATAATTGTTTTTGTATAGATATTTTTTCCTGTTCCTGTATACACAATTTTAAGTCGGATTCAAGTGCTTTTAATTTTTCTATTTTCTGATCGATATCACCGTCTCGTTTCCCTATTTCTGTGATCTGTTCTTTTAGTTTTGTAATATAACCAAAAATAGATTGTATTTGGTTTTGGTGTGCGGTAATTATTGTTTGTATTTTTCTAACATCATTTAATTGTTCTTCTGTTTCATGTATTTTGTTTCCTAATTTCAATAATGCCGCACTTCTTTCATGTAAACTCGCGTGGTGTTCAGTTATCATTTTAGTTTTATGATCTTCTTTCAAATCTTGGTGACATGTAGAACAAATATCATTTTGTTCGTAAAATTCTATTTCACCTTCAGAGACCAACATTTTTCGTTCAATATTAGTTTGAAACCCCCTCAACTCCTCAAGTATTTTGGTCGATTTATCTTTCGATATTGTATTTGAAAGATTATCAATAATATCTTTTAACCTATCCCGTTCTGTTTCATTTTTAATAATATCCTGGTTGTTTTTTTGAATTTGGTTTGTTTTGGTTTTATTTAAATTTTCAATTAATTCATTCGAGGTTTCAATATTACCACTAACTAATTTACGTTCTATTTCAATTGAAATACCGTCCTCTTTATTTTCAGATATTTTATTCTTCAATAAGGTGTTCATTACCGAGAATATTTGAATATCTAATAAATCCTCAATAATGGTTCTACGGTCTATTGGCTTTAATTGCATAAATGGCACAAAAGATGAAGAGCCTAATATAACAATTTGGGTAAAGGATTTATATGTTAATTTGAGGATTGTTTTTTCGAGATATTCTTGTTGATCTGTGGACCTAGCAACTTGATCCAATCGATTACCGTCTACGAAGATTTCAAAAATATTCTTTTTGATACCACGTCTTATTTTATAGTTTTTATTTCCTAACTCAAATTCAACCTCTACTAATAGTCCCCCATTATTAATAGTATTAATCAGTTGAGTTTTATTAATTCTCCTAAAGGGTTTACCGAATAACCCAAAACATAGCGCATCTAAAATAGTCGATTTTCCTGATCCATTTTTTCCCAAAATTAAGGTTGTGGGACTTTTATCTAATTGCACCTCCGTGAATTGATTACCTGTACTTAAAAGGTTCTTCCATCTAATAATTTTAAAATTTATCAAGGCTCGTCTCTATAATGTGCCCACCATAAGAGCTTCGTTATATAAATCTCTCATTAAAGTGTTTAATTCTGTTTTATTATTCATATTTAAAGAGTTCACGTATTTACTTAAAATAGTTAAAGTGTCTTCTGCTTCATCTATGATGTCATCCCCCTGTAATTCTAGGTTCGAAAAATCTTCAATTATCACCAAATTTGCTACATCTTCTGCATATAATTTATCCAATACAGTATCAAACCAAAACGGGTTCGTTTTCTTTTGGACTATCACTTTTACATAAGAATTTTTATATTCACTATAATCTTTTTCCATTAAAGTTTCAAGGGTCGTTTTGCTGTCATCATAATAAAATTTACGAAACATTCTATACGGATTTTGTATAAATTCCAGCGTCCGTGAGGATGTATCAAAAACATGAAAGCCCCGTGGATCCTTATAATCACTCCAAGTTATTTCATATGGATTACCTAAATAAAAAATAGTACCGTTGTCTGATTTGTGATGAAAATGTCCACTCATGGCCATATCAAATTTATCAAAAATTGCTGGCTCTGTTCCTTTAATACTCCAAGAGCCGATTTGATGTTCAAATCCCTTAACTTCTAAATGACCCATAAGTATTTGAGATTTGGTTTTTTCTATAGAAAGTAAACATTCTTCATAATTTTCTTCGCACATCCAGGGCATCATCAATACACTCAATCCATCAAAATCAACTTCTGTGGGTCGAGAATATATCCAAGGTTCTTGTATGCCCTCACTTGTCGTAAACATTTCCTCTAATGAATTTAAATTATTAGTATTTTTATAGAATGTGTCGTGATTACCTATTATAATATGGGTATCAATACCTTTTTTCCAAAGACGTTCAATAAAATTCGTTCTTAGATCATTTAATATTTTAAAATTAATATATTTTCTGCGGTCTACTACATCACCTAAATGAATGCAAGTTTTAATATCATGTTTGTCTAAATATGGAAAAAACACATTGTCATAGAATTTCTTGAAATAATCAAGAAAAATCTGAGAGTCGCCTCTTGCCCCCCAATGGGTGTCCGTAATAATAGCCAACTTCATGCAGACACACCCATAAATAATTCTAATTTAGATTTTTCTTTTTTTACTATTTTCTTTTTTCTACTTTGTTCAAAGTTTTCAACAAATTCATCCACCATCACTTTAAAGTCTGAATTTCTATAATCGCTCATAGAATTTTCAACTATATTATCAGATTGTTCATAGTCCATATATTCAGGAGATGTATCATAACTCTGCATACTTTTATATTTTATATACAACTGCTTCTTTTCTTTTTGAATCCTGCGAATAAAAGCATAATAAATTATTTGGGTAAAATACGCAAACGGATTATTAGATTTTTCTGGATTAAAATTATGTAAGTAGTGTAAGCAGTTTTCTATACCGTCGGAAATCATATCATTCTTAAACGTATAGTTTATAAAATTTGGTCTGAATGATAATCTCTGTGCTATTTTAAGAAATACCGAACCTAAGTATTCTGAAATTATAGGAAGGTCTTTATTGTTTTCTATTGACTCATCATATTCTTTTTTATAAATAATCATCTCTTCTAAAAATTTTGCATTATCTACATAATGCTCTTTAATAACTTTTTTACGTTTAGCCATTTTTTCTCCAGTTATAATATACTATTTCATACTGATATTATTATATCATATAGTAGAGATAAGTCAAGTAATATGGGGCTTGACAATTCAAAATATGATGTTATAATAAAGGTGTCTAACCGAAAAGGTCATATTAGCCTTTAATTAACGGTATGTTATAGATTTTATAAGAAAATGACTCTTCTTCATATATTTTAATCCTTTCCTCTAAATGCTGGTATGTATAATTCTTTCTACTCTTCCAACATAAATCATCTGCTATATCATACAGAACTGTTTCTACCTTATTGTCTGATACCCTTAAACCCCTACCTATAGATTGTAGGTTTCTAATACGAGATTTACTAGGACTAGCAAAAACTATATTGTGAAGATTTTTGATATTAATTCCCTGAGAAAACACACCGTAAGAGGCTACTATTATTGCATCTTTTTCTTTCTCGGTAATTGATCTAATCTCTTCTCTGGTCTCTGTGGTGGTTCCCCCATATACAAAGAACAACTTACGTTTATCTGTGTCTATATTGTCTTTAATTAAATCATATAGAATTTTACCGTGTTTTTCAACCAACCTAAACAATACTAAGGTGTTACCTTTTAATGTTAAGGTTAAGTTTTTTATATAGTTATTTCTATCTTCATTTTCCACCAAAAACTCTATCTCTTCCTGATAATTGCTACCTCTTATGTGTTGTGCTACTTCTTGTGGATATTTTAGTATTATAATTTTTATACTAAAAGAAGATAATTCTTTCTTGTCTATTAATTGTTTAGTAGTTATAGCTTTATATACTCTACCGAACAATCCCTCAAGGACCAATTTATGAGTTTGAGTCCCATCTAAGGTTCCTGTTGTTCCTATTCGATATTTTGCATTCACACATTTAGTCATGATAGAAGCTAGTGATTTACTCTTAAAACCGTGACACTCATCTCCTATCACCAATTTATATTGCTCAAATATATTCTTACCGAGCCTAAATTGAGATTGCCAAGTACTAATAACTACTTGTTTGTCGGATACTTTGTCCTGACCCGCATAAACCATGTGGCAATGTTCGTCAGAGTTCCATCCATATTCTTTGAAATCATTATATAATTGATTAACGAGGGAGGTGGTGGGCACAATTATAAGGGTCTTAGTATTTAAGGCACGTATAATTAAATATATGATTAACGATTTACCGCTCCCAGTCGGGGAAAGTAGAATAGCTTTTTGATAGGATAAAGCATGATAAAATGCAGCAAGTTGATAGTCTCGTGGTTTAAATGGTAGGTTTAAATCTGGTACAAAGGCGGTGTCTTTTTCTATCTTAATTGGCTTCCACCAATCACCATCAGGAACTACTTCATAACATCTTTTCTCGGCAAATATAAAAACATATTCCAATAAACCACAATACAAATATCTATTGTGAATATTAAAAAGCCTAATCTTACCGTCCCATATTTTATTACGATAAGCTGGAATAAATGTATATCCTGGGACATAGAATGTGAAGTAATCACATAATTCTTGTGCTATTGAAGGTTCACAATTTATTTTTAAATGTACTTCATTTATTTTAGATATGAATATACTATCAGTGTCCTTCTGTAAATCGTTTCCAGTCAATTGCATTTTTTATTAAAAACCCTCTAGTTGTTAAACTTTTTACGATAGCTTCTAGGTAATCTACCTTCTCTTCTTGTAAGGCAAGAGACTTTTTTATAGTAACAATATCATCATCTGCATCAATATGCTGTTCTACATCTGCTTTGAGTAGTTTAAATTCAAAAGGTTCCCAATCATACGCCTCAAGCTCCTCCTGTGTCATCCTGCCACTATAATACTCTTTTTTCAGTTTTATGAGTTTATATAGTTCAAAACGAGAAGTTTTTAAACGTAAACGTTCATCAGAATATAATATCAAATATTTATTATGTAATTGGGGTATTTTGACGGATTCCTGAGATAGTTCTGTTTCATCAATATTACAATCACTAGACCATAATTTTTGTATTTCTTCAAATTTCATTTATCAATTATTCAGTAAGTTTTTAATAATATAATCTGTGTAATTAAATGTAATTGTGGCTATTTGGTATGTAGGTTCTGTTGTCGTACTATCAAACGGTATTTCCGATAATGATATAGGAAAAATTTCATTAAAATGTATTTCCATAGTAGGATTCATAGAACTACTGAGAATAGTTAATACCGCGGAGGTGTAAGAGGGTGATCCTTTCATCCATTCAAACACTTCTTGCCAATTTTTTAAATATTCATCTATAAGAAACCCCACATTTAACTGCTCATATTCTATTATTCCCGTCATGCGG